GAGATCATGCTGCCGGATACGACGGTCAGGATGTGGGACGGCTCCGGTGGAGCGTTCATTGATGATGACGGCAACATCTATCGCGCCGCTCAGTTCACCGAGGACGCTCTCCAGAACATCGAGGCTGCGATAAACGGCGAGGCGTTCACGCTCACCCTGTCGCTGATCAACCTCGACACTTCCGCTGGCGACCAGATCTGGGACTATGACGAGGCAAGCAGCGTTGTGGGCTCCCCGGTCATCATCAAGCTCCAGGAGCTGGACGACCTCGAGCAGATCGTCGGCGTGCCGGAAGTAAAGTTCACTGGCACGATAGACAATATGAAGGTCGCGGACCAGGCAGACAGCGAGGAAAGCCGCTCGGTGGTCACGGTCGATATCGTCAACGCCTTCACGCTCCGCGTCGTCACGAACGGGCAAGTGCTGTCCGACGTAGACCAGAAGGAACGGTCCAAGCGCTTGAACCCGGCGGCATGGCTGGCAGGCCAGATTGACCGCTTTGCGGAGCGGGTGTCCGGTCTCCGGGAGAAGACCATCCGATGGCCGAACTGGTGACGCTGCGGGCCTTCCTCGACGCCTACGAGCGCGAGCCGTGGACGCCGGGGGGCAAGGTGGATTGCTGCCTCATCATTGCGGAATGGATCAAGTGGCTGGGCTATCCAGACCCGGCCATTCACCTCCGCGGCGCGTATGAGCCGGGGCAGGGGCAGGTAGACATCCTAGCCGAGCGTGGCGGTGCGGTTCGCCTCATTGAAAGCTGCGTGCTGCCTCTGGGGGCCGTTCCGGTGGCGGAGCCGCAAGCGGGCGACTTCGGATCTGTGGGAAGCCTGAAGACCATCACAAGGCAATTCGGCGTGATCCATGACGGGCAAGGGTGGCTCACCCGGGCACCGGATGGGTTCAAGCGCATTACCGCCAGGACCCTGGCGATCTGGAGGCTCTAAGTGGGCATCATTGAAACGCTGGCGCTGATGATCTCGTCCATCGCGACAACGACGGTGGCGGCGACCGCGCTCTATCTCGGAACCTATGCCGCCGTTGGTCTTGGTCTGGCCTATGCCTCCACGATGTTTGTGGAGAAGCCGAAGGTTCCGAAGCCGGAAGACGGCTCCTATAACCTCAAGCAGAATGTTCCCTCGCTGCCATATGTCTACGGGCGGGTGAAGAAGGGCGGGGATTACGTCTTCCTCGAAGAGAAGGAAGGGTTTGCCTATCACATCATCGTCTGGTGCGGTCGGCGCATCCAGGGCTTCGTCACGCACTACCTGCACGACAAGCCAACGGTCCTATCCCCCGCGGGTGGGGTCAAGCAGCCCACCAACTATGAGTTCCGGGGCGTGGAGTACGTCAACATCCATTCCCGTGTCGGGCTCGATGCAGAGACGGCCTATGCCGATGTCGTTTCCGCCTTCTCTCCTGCGTGGACCAGCAACCATCGGGGCGACGGGCTGGCATCTGTCCGGATGTGGTGCAAGACGCCGCAAGACAAGTATTACATGGAGATATTCCCGAACCAGATGCCGGAGCACTCGGCCATCGGTGACGGGATGCTGCTTTACGACCCGCGCAAGGATTCCACGGTTGGCGGCTCTGGACCGCATCGGAAGTGGAACCCCAACACATGGGAGTTCAGCGCCAACATCGCTTTGATGCGGCTCGACCACCTGGCTCAACCGTTCGGAGGCAAGCTCGGCTATGACCGGTTCTATATGCCAGACTGGATGCACGCAGCCAACGTTTGCGACCAGATCGTGACCAACCGTAACGGCGGGCTCGAACGACGCTATCATGGTGGCATGTGGTTCCGCGCCAACACCGATCCGGTTGACGTTGGCAAGACCCTGGATGAGGCCGGCGAGCTTGTCGTCTATGAGCGTAATGATGGGCTCATAGGCGTTCATGCCGGCGAGTTCGTAAGCCCTGACGTTCGCCTGACGCAGGCCGACATCTTCGCGATCGAGGTCGATAAGAACAAGCGCCTGGCTTCCACCGTGCTGGCTGTGCGCGGTCGCTATCAGAACCCGGCGAACCACTACAACACCGAAGACGCGGCCATCTACGGCGATCCCTACGGGGAGATTGACGAGACGGAGCGGACGAAGACCCTCGACAATGCTGCCATTCAGTCGCACAACCATTGCCAGCGGAAGCAGAAGCTCACTTATATCCGCGCCAATGCCCGACGCGTGACGATTACGGCAAACTATGGCGATGCGAAGAACTGCGCATATCGCCGCTTCATCCGCGTTCATTACCCAAGCCGTGGGCTTGTGGAGGCGACGATTGAGATCACATCGACGGTTTCGCTAGACCTCCGCAACATGCGGGTGAGCTTCAGCGGGATCGTGGTTCCGGAAGACCTGTATTCGTTCAACGCGGCAATCGAGGAAGGGACGCCAGGCAACGCCATCCCGCCAATCGAGAGCGGCGGTGTGCCTGTCCCTACTGGCTTCACCGTCTCCGTTCAGAACGAAGTCGTGACGGGCGGCGGGACGGCTGCCTTCCTGCTAGGCTCGTGGACTGCCCTCAGCGACACGCTGCGCTATGAGATGGAATACGAGCGCACCAGCGGATCAACCGGCATCCAGTCCGTCTTTGCTGCCGATGAGCAGAACTTCGTCAGATCGGGATATCTTGTAGACGGGCAGCAGTATCGTGTCCGGCTGCGCGCCTGGGGCGGCGGAACTCCGTCCGACTGGACCGACTACCAACTCTTGACCGCTGTTGCTGATCCCATCGCTCCGGGCGTCGTGACAGGTGCCGCCGTGACTGGCGGGGCAGGGCAGGCCAACTTCTCCTGGGTCGCACCAAACTCGGGGAACTACGCGGCAGTTCGAATCTACGTCAACTCCACAAACACCTTCAGCGGCGCAACGCTAGTCGCCACGGAATACGGCCCTCCGAACATTGCGGACGGTCGCGTCGTCACTGGCCTGACTGCCGGCACAAAATACGGCTGGCTGGTTGCCATCAACTCGTCTGGTGTGGCCGCTGCTGACGTTGCCACCGGCTCGTTCACAGTCACCTGACGCTACCTGAAATCACCAATCCTTGCCCTCTGGCTTTCGCCGGGGCGCCTTCGCATGAGGACATGACATGGCTTTGACCGCTCAAGAAGTGTGGCGCGACTACAAGACCGACGGCGTTCCGTCTTCTGGCGCTCACGACCCGAAGAAGTCGAACATTCGCCAGCTTCTCGGCCAGTATGAGCAGATCATTGACGCCTTCACGTCGAATGGCGGGCTGATCTACTCCAGCAAGGCCTCTATGGATGCCGACCTCGCGCACGCTGCCAACAGCATGGCATGGGTGGTCGGTGACGCGACAGCGGCTAACAACGGAATTTACCGGAAAAGCGGCGCGTCCGGTTCCGGATCGTGGACGCGGGTTGCTGACCTCCCCTACAGCTTCATCGTCGCTTCCGACGTTGGCGACGGTACGCCAGACGCCATCCAGGCAACCTCCCTGCTTCCTGTCTCCGGTTCGGCGCTGGTCCTGCTGAACATTTTCGAGGCGAACACCGGCTCTCCCGTCACGGTGTCCTTCAACGGCGGCTCTCCGTTGACGGTCAAGACGAACAGCGGGAATGATGTACAGCCGGGCGGGCTTGTTTCTGGAATGCTGGTTGTTGGCCGCGTCTCCGGTTCGACGTTCCGTCTGGTGAGCGATCAGGCGAGCGCTGCGGTGCTGGCGCAGGCGGAGGCGGCTGCTGACCGCGCAGAAGATGCGCGTGATGCTACCTTGTCAGCGCTGTCTGGGATTGTCTCGCCGAAGGCAACGCTCGCGATAGTGGCTGCGGATGCCCCAAGTGTTGACCCTGATTATTACGATGTGGTGTGGCGTGACGTAAATTATATTGCTGGTTCTGGCGCAAAATACCGCAAAGTTTCGTCCGAACCGTCTCATGCTGGGAAGGTGCAAAACGGCAATGGGGTTTGGTACGAGATAGCCGAGCCAGTCATCAACCCGCTGATGTTTGGCGCAAAAGGTGACAACACCGGGAACGACGCCCCGGCATGGAATGATGCCATTGCTTATCTTCGGACCTTCGGCACGAACATGCCGACCTTGGTCGGGTGTGGGCGACAGTATCGCATCACAGATACGATCAACCTCACGCAATTGCGGATTGTGCAGTTTGCGATTGACTTGCAGGGAGGGTTGATTACCGCGGCCACCAACGGAGACCCGGCATTTGACATGCTCGATAGCGAACATGTCGAGATCAGCAATGGTATTGTTTATGGCGATGTCTCCGCGCCTCCATCATGGGGCCTGCAAATCGGACGTGGGCGTATGGAAGGCACGTCTATCGGGCGGGGGGCGGCGTACATCAAACTGTCGAGGCTGCATTTTGTTGGGGACTATTCTTCGGGATGCTTTCTTAACAGCGCGTCAGAAATCTTCAGGGCAGACAAATGCAACTTCTGGAACGGACACTCTAACGTTGCGGCTGCGTGCTACTGGGGCGATGCGAAGCGACAGCACCACGTCACGTCAGATTTCTTCACTGTGGACGTACCAGACGATACATATTCGAGCTTCAATGACGTGCTGTTTACCAATTGCACGTTTGAACGCATCGGCGGCGTAGTCGATAGTTTCGCAATCATTCTAAGCGGCAAGACGCACAGCCATCACATTGTCAACAGCTACGGACAGTGTGAGTATGGTAGCGGCATTCTGCTTTACGGGGAGCACGCTGACCCAGTGTTCGACATCCACTGGGAATCCACAAACATCAAGCGAAACTATTACGCTGCGACGGACGCAGGAGACGTCATTCTCCACAATGCCAAGGTTGTGGAATACTACCTCTTCGCCACGAACGCCATGTTCCAAACCAACAGCGCGACGGGTGAGTTTAAGATCATCGGGGGGTCCGAGATCAGTGTCAGAGATACGGCGGGAGCAGTCCCGCTGTTCTTTGAGACTGGGGCGTCTTCAATCAGCTTTGAAGGTCGTCTCAAACTTGGTTCGAATGGGAACCTTCTAACGAACTTGTCCAATCTTTCTCTTCTTAACGGAGAGATTGAGTGCGACATGCCGCTGAGCGTGTTTGATACGGGGACTAATCGACCCACCAATGGCGCCTATGTTGTGAGAAGTGGGCAGGTCGACAAGGCTCTTAGTTACGGGGTCTTTGCGAACAGAGGAGCGATAGACCACGGATCTGCTGGCAACCTAGCTTCCGCTACCACACTGGTCATTCCGCCAACTGGTTCTTTGTTCTACGTGACGGGAACGACCAATATCGACAGCATCTTTGTCGGACCCTATGACAGCGGACGGCTTGTGACGCTCCTTTTCCAATCAGGACTAACGCTGCAAAACAGCGCCAGCTTGGGAACGCTCTTGGCGGGGAATTTCAACACATCTGCAAACAGCGCCATCACCCTTTTCTGCAACGGCAGCCTGTGGGTTGAAGTGTCGAGGTCGAACAATGTCGCGGCCTGATAGATACGATCTTCTGCTTGCTTGCTATCTGTCAGGACAGGTCTCTGAAAAACAATGGCAGGAGCACCTTAAAGACGAGGTGTTCCGCGCCTGGCTTCTGAGGCATTCGACATGTGCGGCGGCATAGCGTAAGACCATTGGGCTATCCATTGCTCAACGAGGCTGTAGGTATGAAGATTCTCGCCGCCTTCATCGTGTTCTCGATATCTGCTGCACAGGCTGCTGCCTGCTTTGTGCAGGCGCCTGATGCGTGTGTTGTCGATGTCCAGGCCATGGAAAGGTCAGTCCTGAACTACGGCTCAGAAGATGAGATTAGGGCTCTCCTAGAGAAAGCTTCCGACGGCGAAGATCCGATCGTTATCGGAGCGATAGGAGGATCTGTAACGCAGGGCGCGTGGACCACTCGGCCTGAACTGAAATATGCGGAGCGTATCAAGGGCTGGTTTGAAGCAACATTCCCGGCGACGGGCTTCTTTCTTGTCAACGCGGGGATCGGCAGCACGGACTCCGCATACGCTGTTGAACGAGTCGAGCGCGATCTTCTGAAGTATCACCCTGATCTTGTTGTGATAGATTTTGATGTGAACGACCGCTACGAAGAAGCAAGCACCAAGAGCTACGATAAACTCGTCTCGATGATCAAAAAATCCGTCCCGGATGCTGCGATCATCATGCTCGCGGTTGCAGACCGCGCCGGTGGCTCCGGCCAGGAGTGGCACCTTCCCGTAGCTCAGAAATACGGCCTTACCTACGTTAGCATGAAGAATGCTCTTTTCGCCGATGGGCGGAAACCTTCACCGTCATACTGGTCAGACGATATCCACCCCGGCGACATCGGCCACGAAATTCTTGCTTTCCTTGTCGTGTCCCGCCTGCAGTCTGAGTTGAACCAAATGCGGTCAGCGTCTCAGTAGCAATTTACCGCTAAGCATCGATCTGGCTGGCCCGCTTTGGCGGGCTTTTCTTTGCCCGGCAACCGCCCCGCCCGTCAATAGCCGAAGACTGATCAACCGAACATCAGGAGATATCCATGACGAACGCGCCAAGCGGTGCGGGCGACCGCTATTACGTGTACCGCCCCATGCTCGACCTGATCGGTTTTACCGAGGGAACGGACAAGGGCGACGGCTACAACGAGACGCTTGCCTACGGCGCCTATACCGGCGGCAATGTCGATCTCGTCTCGATGACGCTGAAGGATCTGGATGCGCTGCAGACGAAGATGCTCCAGCATCCGAAGAACAAGTGGAAGTCATCCGCCGCCGGCCGCTACCAGATCGTTCGCACCACGGCACGCAGCATCCGCAAGGCTCTTCCCACGCGATACCCGCTCACCCGCAAGTTCGACCAGGACTGCCAGGACGAGATGGCCTGCTACCTGCTCGGCGTCCGGGGGATCGACAAGTACCTGGCGGGGCGCCTGAAGGAAGACAGCCTGATCAACGAGCTTGCCAAGGAATGGGCCTCCCTGCCGACGACGGAAGGGAAGGGGCACTATGGCGGGCAGCACGCAGCGGTGAAGCCTGCTCGCGTGCGCAAGGCGCTCGCCGATGTCCGCAAGCGACACCTGGAAGGCCAGCCGATCGAGACGGTCGAAGTCGCCATTCCCGTAGACCGTCCGGTTATCCCTGAGAAGGTGGAGACGGAAGTGCGGCAGAAGACCGGATGGGTGACCGGCATCTTCGGCACGGGCGGCATCCTCGCGTCGGTCGCGACCTGGGTTGCCGGCATCGATCGCGACGTCCTGCTCCTCATGGGACTGATCTTCGCGGTCTGCATGATCGTCATCCTCGTCGGCGGGGAGTGGATCGTGCGCCGCGTGAAGTCCATCCGCCGGGAGCTGGAGGCGTAGATGTTCACCTCTCCCCGCATCGTCGGCGCTGTCGCCATCGTCATCACCCTCGTGCTCGTCGTCGGCTGGATCTGGAACAAGGCCGGCGACGATGCCCTCAATCAGGTCGAAAGGCAGAACAATGCAGCAGGTAACGCTTCGGATGATCACCGCTCTCGCTTTGATGCTTGCCCTGACGGCATGTGGGACTTCGGCGCCCAGAAGTGTCGACGGCCTTAGACGGGTGGTCGGGACTGACC